TCAAACCAGTTAATAAGAAAGTCTTTATACTCTGATTGTCCATGTACTGCACTTTCATATATCTTATGAAACATATTACCTACACCGTTTGCAGTAGAGGTGATTATAACCTTCGAATCTTTACCCGAGGTAACAACTGGATATGTTGCAGTATAGAACGTTGCAGCGTCTTCTACGAATGCAAACTCATCCAAGTATAGTAGATTGATAGACATACCACGAATTGATGATGATGACGTTGCAGCTGCAACTACCTTCGAATCATTTGCAAATTCGATAGAACCTTTGTTTAGAATCTTAACGCCGGGCTGTAAAAAGAACGGAACCGATTCTAACATAGTAACAATACGTGCAATCATCTCCCTTGCAATTGCACCTTTGTTTGCAAGAACGGCTACAGTTACTTCGGGATGAAACACTAAGAACCACAATAAGTATGCACAAGAAGTGATGGATTTACCACTCTGTCTTGATGCAAGTACTACATTAAAACGATTACTATCGTAATGTTTTATAAGTTTATCTTGATATCCACGAAGCTTAAAAGGTACCATACCTTCATCTAGTGATATAATTTGTGTGTAATTTTCAATGAAATGACATGGGTCTTCAGAACACTTCATGTATTCTGCAAGCTCTTTTTCGGTATATTGATGTTCTATACCCGAACGTTTGATGAGGTTGTTACCTAAGTATCCCTCGTTTGTAGGTTGTACCATTACTTATTCTTCTTTAGAAATTTCTGTAACTCGGATGTTGAACCGACATATAGATGATTGTGTTGTGTTCCAATCCGTTTCTCTTCGTCGTCCTTTTCTAATTCCTTTAATTTCTTCTGCACGTCTAATAATTTTTCTGCAGTATCACCAACCGTTTTAAGCAATTGTCCAGCAACTTCATATGCACGAGGATGTTCTGTTTCCTTTGCAACATCTAAGATACCTTCGATTGCATCTTGCCCACGCTCTACAAGACCATAGAGATTTTCTCTTGCATATTTGTAGTCGTTTACTATTGATTCACCTCTGTCTTTAACAGTAGGTAATTTTTTGGGAAGTATTTCTACTTCTGCTTTGATTTCAGTGTGAATGTCTAAGACATCATCTAACTGTTTATCTATCGTGTCTTTTGTCATTATTAACTCGCATCTGTAGTCCTATCATCTGCAAAGCTTCTTGTAGAACCATCATCATAAAATGTTACCGTTTCTGCAACAACGAATGTATCAGTTGGGTCAACTGAACCAACAAACTTAAGTTTAGTTTTTGCATCTAATGTCACTGCACTTGATACAACTATACTTAATTTATCGTTTGCAATACTTGAGATTGTTGGATTCGTTCCTAAATTGGTACCGAATACTTCATCGTTTGCACTTATCTTAGTATTTATAGCCGTTGCAAATGATACTGTGGTGGAGTTATTTACTGCAGTTGAGGTTGTTTCTGCAAATGCTGGTTCGTAATGTTTAACTTCTTTAACCAATCCACTACCGTCTATCTCACTGGTAGTGAATAAACCACTTGCAGTCTTAACTTGACCTTGCACTCCGTCTGATATGTATGTTCTTTCAATAACATTCTTAATAACTTCACCAGTATATACTGGGCCGAAGAAATATAACTTCATAGTAAACTCTAATGTGTACTCAATCACACGTCTTTCTTCGAATGAACCTTCGTATTGGTCTTCCATTGTTACAGAACCTAGAATGATAGGTACGTCTCTGTAATCGACCATAGAGTCAATCATCTTCATTGTAACTGTGTATTCGGGTTGGAAATATGGTAGGATTTGTTCTACTATTTGTAGTGCATCGTTCATGTTCTTTGCAAGAATCGATAGACTAAATGTTAAATTGTATGGTGCTGGTTGATATTGGAATCCTCTTTTACCTGTGTCTGCAGTCTCTAACTGTGATTTAGAACTCCTAATTAGTTTGTTTTGTTGTCTAGTTGCATCATATTCGAACCCTGTAAGTTCGAATGCAAGTCTAGGCATACTGATTGCAGTTCTCATACCATCACCAAGGTTGGCATCTTCTGCTAATCTTTGTAAGAACTTTTGTTTTGGCCCATAACTTATGGGTACTTTTTGTTCCGTGAGTACCGTACCGTCTGATTTTACTTTCTTGATTGTAATGTTATTAAAAAGAGTACCAAAAATTGATACAGCTCTCTTCATTGTTTCATTATAAAAATAGGTACCAAACATTATGAATAGTCCTCTATATACTGTTTTATTTCTGCAACTGTAAATAGGTTTTCTGCATCTTCATCTGCTATTTTAATATCATAACTGGACTCAATGTCCATAATTACTTCAACTACTGATAACGAATCTGCATTTAAGTCATCAACAATATGTGACTCATCTGTGATTGTAGATATATCTACATTTAATCTATCTGCTAATATTTTTTCTATCATTATGTAACCTCACCAAATGGGTTTGTTTCTGAGAAGTCTAGGTATCCATCTGCTTTATCTTCGAAGTCTTTATTCTGTGCATCACCATCATTTGCAAACGTTAGAACGTCTGTAATGGATTCTATGACCACTGTCTTACCACTTGATGCACCAACCAAGGTATCACCAACTGCAAGGGTTCTTGTAACATCCTTGATAGTAAGTTTACGTATCTCGTCTGATGCGCCTGGCGTCCAACCAATAACTTCACCAGTTGCAGCTCCACTGTAATTTATAACTTCTTGAATTGTAAATTCTCCACTTGTATTTGAAACAACCATTTCGATTGTGTATGCCTGTTCGTTTTCTACTAAGTCTACTACTGTTCCAGTATCGAAATCCTCTCCACTGTATTCGAACAACTCACATTGTAATTTGAATACAAATAGTTTTCCGACTTGATAGAATGGGTTCTCATGTTCTACAAATTTGATTTCAAACATTGAACCACTCATAGGGAAGTAAATTAAATCTCCCTCGTTAGGTCTTAATGATGTGGTGAGATTTGAATCTAAAGAAATGAATCTTTCCCATGTTCTTAATGATATTACAAAGGTTGCAGTATCCCTAACTGAGACACCAAACTTAGACATTAAATCTCCATCACCTTCAAACCCATCTGTATTTTCTAGATACATTTCTACTGAGTATGCATCTCCAAATTTGGATTGTACATCTTCACCAAGGATAGTATCCTCTTCTACAATTTCTCTAGGTAGGTAAAATGTTTCGTGTCCATACATTCTAAGTGACTCAACAACGATGTCTTCATATAGCATCTGTTCAGTATTAACTGCATGGTTAAAAAATACGTTTGTTGGCATGTTTTTATCCCATTAAGTCCATGACTGGCATTTCAAAATTCAGTCTAGACTCTTCTTCTAATCTTGTAATTTCCTCTTGTGCTTCGGACTTCATCTGTGCAGCGTCTAATGTGACTCCGCCAGGCAATGCAATTCCCGAAAACTTAGATAGGTTTTCACCCCACTGATACTTAACTAATGCAGTACAATATTTCTTTAACCATATATCGTCATAGACATCTGTCATATCGGTTGGGTCAATCTTTCTGTAACATTCAATGATTAGATATTCACCAGCTGTTAAACTATCTGCATCTAAATCTAGATACAATCTATTAGAATGCATGTTGTATCTAATAGGTGTTCTTCCAACTAGGATGTTATCCATCATTGTTATATTCTGCTGTACCATTTCATAATACAGAACGTTAGTTGAAGTTAAATCATATAAGTCATTTAGTCTTAATTGATATCTTAAATCAAACATGTTTAGATTATGTTTGTCATTGAATGGTAAAATGTTTAAAACAGATAACACATGTTCGGGTAGAGTAAGATAGTTTTGTTGTTCTTTATATGTTTGATTACTTACTGCATGACCACCTGCTGTTGCAGCTGAATGTGATTCATCTGTCTTGAATGAATCTAACTGACTTTGTGTAAGTTGGTGTTTTAAATAACACTTAATACTACCATCATAGCAGTATTCTCTAAAGTATTGTAGACCTTCATCAAGTCTATCATCAAACTGGTCATCATCTACGTTGATTTCCAACACAGGTGCGCCTAGTTTTCTCTTAACGTACTCCTTGAGGGTTGCTTTTGAATTTGGTTGTGCCATAATAGTATTCCTGTTTAATACTATTTATGCGTTTTTTATTCTTGGAAATAAGTCTTAGTAGTAAGTTTATCGATTTTATCAGAGATACGGTTCATTTGGTCTAATAGTTTAGACATATCTTTCTCAATTTCTTCACGTGTGACATAATCTTTGGCTATCTCTTCACGTGTCTTATTGAGAAGAATCCCTTGGCGTGATACCTCTTGTAGTGTATTCCTAAGTAAGAAACCTATAGGTACAATAACAAAGACTGTAATTATATTCCATAGGATATAAGGTGTGATAGTAATTTCCATACTACTATTTAGAATAATCAGTTCAGTATGGGGTTACCTATTTCATCTAATTCAAAAGTAAATTCATTCTCATTGGGTGGTGTCCCTTGAGGGTCTCTTCTACTTGGGGAAGCTGAAATTTGATGTACTCTACAATTGAACGAAATTGAGTATCTTTCTTTGTCTGTAGGATTGGGTTCTACCATATGCATTGCACCACTAGGAAACATTATAAGTCTTCCAGTGACAGGATGATATCCTATACTCTCGTGCATTCTAGCATTGGTAGGATGGTCTGCGACTACCTTTGGGTCTGTATTGATTAGTTGTAGGTCACCTTCATCACCGTCTCCATGTATATAAAAAACTCCACTATACCAACAACCATTATGTAAATGTGGTGTATTCCATGCACCTTTATCATTTATATTTGCCCATGTATTGTCTATTTTAACTTGTGCATCGTCGGGATGAACTCTGAAGAATTGTTGTACTTCATCTCTCAATGCAGTTTCAATACATCTAACAATCTTTGCAAAGGCTGGATGTTGTTCTACCCCATCTTGAGACTGCCAACCAGTGTACCTGTTTGATATTTGTCTACCCTTGGGGTCTCTTTTTCTCCATGCATCCATTTCTTTTTTAAGAGTCATTATATATTCTTTGGAGACAGCATCTTTACCATACTTCTCTTGGTCTAATAAATTTCTTTCAAATATGAATGTTGGGAATGCTAATCTAATTGTCATCTGTATCTCCGAATAAATCTAATTGTACTTCTGCATTTTTTTCTACTAAATCGGGATTATGCATAGGACACTCGGGTGGTGGATTATCTTCTTTAAACATTCTTCCCTTCTCATTCCAATACTTAATTCTTCTATAGGCACCAGCCATTCCTTCAATATGTCTTTTCTCTTCTCTAAGTTCGGGTGACCTATTCCATTCATCCATTGTTTTTAGTTTACCACCATCTTCACCCACTCTATGGGTAGTTCTAACTGACCTGTTCTCTTGCCACGATTGATTGTCGTATGTTATATAGGATGCATTCCAAGTCTCTCTTCTGTAAGGGATGATTTGAACTAATGGTGTTCCAGCTTTGATTATAAAATCTTTATTTGTTTTAGGATAGAAGATAATTTGAGAGTTATCCATATTAACATTAAATGCATCTGTATCAATCATACCTTGCCATGTTGCAAAATACTTATTTTGAAATAGAAATGGGTCTAAGTATAGACAAGAATAGCCTGGCGGAGTAATAATATTCCATGGTGCTTTCATTTTGAATGCATCTTTTGTTGGTGCATCTTCTTTAGATAAGTAAGTAAATTGATGACCTGCTTGTCCAGCTGGATGTGTTGGTGATGAAAGTCTGTCCTGTGGGTCTGTTCTTGAATTACTAGAATGTTCACTTACAAATACTTGCATGTCTTTCTTTGCACAAATTAACCATCCAGTCTTTAACCAGTCATCCATAGCAGGACATGACCTTATAGTCTGAGTTTTGTGACCACGAACATTCTCTTGAACCTTCATAGTCTTCCACCAATCGGGAACTACTTTCTTTGCTAGAACTGGTCTCCAATTCTCCGTGGTTTGTTTATCATAACATGTAAATTCAATCGTAGGCATCTTCACCCCATAAAGTCTTTAGACTAATTTCATCTCCTCTTATAACCAAAGAACGTCTATCCATATACCTTGCAGCTGGTTTTGGTGCATCTGCACCATGTGGTATTCTTCCATCAAATATTAATAATCTATTGGGTTTAAAATACACTTCTGCAACTTGATGATTTTTAATATGGTCTTCTCTTCCATGTATTCCTTGTTGCATTTTATCATACATTCTTAAAGAACCACCCCAAGAATCATTCCAAAACTTATTTGGATAATATAAAAATGAAAGATTCCAATCATCTTGAGGCTCACAATCTGCATGTGTTGTTCCCTCTAGTCCTTGAGTCTGAGAATTCAAACCAAAGTATTGAAATCTCTCCCACATAAATCCGAAGTCTGTTTGTAACTTTCTATTGAACCAATTCATAAGATATGTATCTTTAGGTTCCATACCACGTTCTATTTCTTGGTTCTCACCTCTAAAGAATCCAACACCCCAAAAACTATGGTGTGGTAGTCCTGTAGGACTGTCTGAGTTTACTTGATTAGTTTTTGCCCAATAAGAATTTCTAGTTATCCTATCATCAATACAATGATGCATCGTTGTAGATAAGTAATCATCTAAAACGTATACCTTTTGCAAAGGCATATCTTTGATATGGAAAGGTTCTTTAATGAACTCTAACTCAACGTTAAACCCCATTGACTACGGCCTAGTATCTTCTGGCGTATATGGACTAGGTAATTCACTCTGATAAGCGTCATAGTCTTTTAAGAAGTCTTCTCTAGTAGATTGGATTTCTTGAACTAGTTGGTCTAAAACAGAGTTAACTGCATCTGCAAATTCCATTGCTCTTCTAGCGTTATTTCTATGTGGATGATTCGAACCTTCTCTACCAGCATAAGTAACTTCAGATAGATTATCAAAGTTATACTGTTTACATTCTTGGTCGATGTAATCTTTAGTTGTACTATAAAGAGTATTGATAAATTGCATATTGAGACTGTGACCTATAGGTGGTTCACTATTCTCAATGTATTGTTCAATCATTTCACACTCTTCTTTTGAGAGTGCAGTTTTTTGTTGTCGGTCAAAAGCTAGACCTTCTTCCCAGTTTAATATTTTAACTTCTATATCATCATAGATGATAACATCAAACTCAAAATCAAAAGCTGGTTTGTCTACAGAATCGTAATTGTATTCAAGTCCGTTAGGTTTACGGATGAATAAAGTTCCTTCACTGTCATATATAAATGCGTTCATAATTTAGTTCCTCGGTAATATTATAACATACTAATCGCCAATTGGCAATCTTCTTTTCACTTTTAAAAAGTCTTCAAGATTATTTATGGTTGAATAATCCATCCCTTTTACCCATGGGCCACCACGTGTATAATGTATACCACTGTAGTTGTACTTTTCTTCATGGTTATCATATCCTTCTACAAAGATATAATGTTCGGGTATTTTAGAGATTTTATCTGTCCACTCAAATTGATGTAGCTGTTTTCCTGTCCAAGTGTTAACAACTTCGGGTGTTAGCTTCTTACAGTCTTCATGTCCATTATTGAATACCATCATACTAGACCAAAGCTTCTTAGGGTAATCTATATTAACTTCACCATCAAACTTTGTTTCATCATGTTTGTATTGTGGATATTGTATACATGCAACAGCATCATTAGGGTTTAAGTAGTAAAACATTGGTAGTATACTTTTATTAAAGATGAAGTCATCATCAATAAAGATACTAAATCCTTCGTAGTTCTCTAAGTAAGGTATTAGGAATCTACTGTATGTAAATTCAGTACTTTGATTTGCATACTCTCTAGTATACTCGGGAATCTTAGAAATGTCAAGTATTTTAACTTCGGGTTCCCATTTAACTTGGTCATGCATCCAACCTCTACCAAATCCGTTTTTAATACTTTCTAGGATTGCAAACTTAGAACACTTAGACAAATCTCCATGTCTACTATCATGTCCAATATAGATTGTTAGGGGTTTACCTTTTGCAAGTTCATAGACCTGTTTGTTAAATGCATGTACTTCATCTCTGAAATCTAAGTCCATTAATGCAGTATTATATTCAATACAACCATCCACATATGTGAATGAACAATGGTATTGCTTGTCTAATCTCTTTAACTTAGTATACCACATCTCTAATACGCTGTCAAGGCTTGTCGGTTCAACTTTCACAACATCAAAATTATCTATTACCATAATTTCCATATCGTTGTCTTGCATCTCTTCAAAGACACCCGAACGAATAGAGCCTGGGTGTATTCTAAATGTGTAAGTAGATTCAGTATTCATACCAGTGACACCATTATCTACAACATATCCTTGAATAGGAGCTCTTAAACCTTCCTCTTGGATACTTTGAATTAGCCAGTGTGCTTTTGCACCGTGATAATACATAGACAACAATGAACCCTCTGCATGTTGGTCTCTGTTTTCAACTGTGTCCCAATCGATTAATGTATCTATATCTACATATCCATTAGAATCTTTCATGTCCATACCTGCTACGCCTGGAATTACCTTTCTAGGTTTCTCTGCATAACCAACTGGTAAAAACTTGTGATAAGTTACTGACTCATTTCTTAATCCATTGAACCCACCAAATCTGTTTTCTTTTCTTAGATATTCAAAGTCTTTCCACTTTGCAATCTTTACTGGTGGTAGAATTTCTTTGAACATCCACTCAAGTATTTTATAGGTTTCTGAAGTTTTTGAATAGCCTGGTTCTATATTAAATGCACCAAGATGAAAATTACCAATGGCCTGTCTTTCTTGTGAGGTTATCTTAGGGTCATAAGGTTTTATTAATTCTTTTGCTTGTTCTAGGGTTTCAATTTTCTGCATGGTATCTCCATAATATCTGTCCTATATTTAGTAAGATAAAAAAAACCCCTCTTTCGAGGGGTCTTTGTTCACTGTCGGGTAGGTTCCTATGATGTGATTGGTGTTGCAGGCCATTGTTGTGATACCACTCCATCCCATCTTGCTTCGGGTGTTCTCCCTTGTCTTGAATAGGTGAATGGACTTCTATGCTGATAAGTCGTTGGTGTCTGACCTGTTCTTTGATATGTAAACGGACTTCTATGGTTATAAGTCGTTGGTGTCTGACCTTGTCTAGCATACGTAAACGGTGACCTGTGAGAATATGTTACAGTTGTTTGACCAGTTCTTTGATACGTAAACGGTGTCTGTGCATTCCTTATGTTTGGTTCTTGAGCAGCTGCAATATAAGGATACGGATTCTGTTTGTTTCTTATATTGGGTTCTTGTGCATTTACAGGATTCCTATAAGTGAACGGTGACCTATGTTGATACGTAGAAGGTTGACGTGCATTACTAGGATTCTGATAAGTAAACGGTGACCTATGACTATACGTAAACGGTGTCTGATTGTTTCTAATATTAGGTTCTTGTTGACTTCTAATATTAGGTTGTTGTGCATCTCTAATATTAGGTTCCTGTGCAGATACAGGACTTCTATATGTAAATGGTGACCTATGACTATACGTAAACGGTGTTTGTGCGTTTCTAATATTAGGTTCTTGTTGTGACCTTATATTTGGTTCTTGTTGGTTTCTAATATTAGGCTCTTGTGCATTACTAGGATTCTGATAAGTAAACGGTGACCTATGACTATAGGTAAACGCTGCCTGATTGTTTCTAATATTAGGTTCTTGTTGTGACCTAATGTTCGGTTGTTGTATGTTTCTAATATTAGGTTCTTGTCCATTACTAGGATTCTGATAAGTAAACGGTGACCTATGACTATACGTAAACGGTGTCTGATTGTTTCTTATGTTTGGTTCTTGTTGTGACCTAATGTTCGGTTCTTGTTGGTTTCTAATATTAGGCTCTTGTCCATTTACAGGATTTCTGTATGTAAACGGAGACCTATGGTTATAAGTAAACGCTGCTTGTGCATTTCTAATATTAGGTTCTTGTTGACTTCTAATATTAGGTTCTTGTGCCGAACGTATATTAGGTTCTTGTCCATTTACAGGACTTCTATATGTAAATGGAGACCTGTGGTTATAAGTAAACGGTGTTTGACCCTGTCTTGCATATGTAAATGGTGACCTATGAGAATACGTTAACGGTGACCTATGTGAATACGTTAAAGGTGACCTATGTTGATATGAACTCGGTTGTCTTGCTTCTCTTATGTTAGGTTGTTGTGCAGATACAGGACTTCTATATGTAAATGGTGACCTATGATTATATGTAAACGGAGACCTATGGTTATAAGTAAACGGTTGTCTTGCATTAGCAATGTAAGGTACTCTGTATGTAAACGGATTCCTTGCATTATTAGGTTGTCTTGCGTTAGTAGGGTTCCTATATGTAAATGGTGCTTGGAATGTGAACGGTTGTTGACCATTCGCTGGATACCTAGCATTATACGTAAATGGTGCTTGGAATGTGAACGGTTGCTGTGCATTCGCTGGATACCTTGCACTATACGTAAATGGTTGTTGAACAATCGAAGGCGTCTGTACATCAACGGACACTTGTCCGTTTTTGATAGTCGGTTGTTGTCTTTGACCTATTGGCATTTTAGATTGTTCCTGTTATATTAATATTTCTCATTTGCTTACGGCTCCATGACATTAGGTGGATTACCACCACCAAAAGTGAAGTAGTATGTAAACGGACTTCTGTGTTGGTACGTTATGGGTTGTTGTGCAATACTTGGGGCCCTAGAGTTTGCACCAGTTCTTGCGTTTGCAATGTAAGGCACTCTATATGTAAATGGGTTTCTTGCACTATTTGGTTGTCTTGCATTCGCTATATAAGGTTGTCTATATGTGAATGGGTTCCTTGCATCGTTAGGTTGCCTTGCATTAGTAGGGTTCCTGTACGTAAATGGTGCTTGGAATGTAAAAGGTTGCTGTGCATTCGCTGGATACCTTGCATCATACGTGAATGGACTCCTTGCATCTCTAATGTTAGGTTGTTGTGCAGAACGAATATTAGGTTCTTGTGCAGATACAGGATTCCTATATGTAAACGGAGACCTATGGTTATAAGTAAACGCTGCCTGATTATTTCTAATATTAGGTTCTTGTTGTGACCTAATATTTGGTTCTTGTTGTGACCTAATATTAGGTTCTTGTGCATTTGCAATATAAGGATACGGTTGTTGTGCAGAACGAATATTTGGTTCTTGAGCAGACACAGGGTTCCTATATGTGAACGGTGACCTATGTTGATACGTAAATGGAGACCTATGATTATATGTCAAAGGACTTCTATGTTGGTATGTACTAGGTTGTCTTGCTTCTCTTATGTTAGGCTCTTGTGCAGATACAGGACTTCTATATGTAAATGGAGACCTATGAGAATATTCCAAAGGCGACCTATGTGAATATGTTAACGGTGACCTATGTTGATAAGTTGCAGGCTGTCTTGCATCTCTAATATTAGGTTCTTGTCCATTCACTGGATTTCTGTAAGTGAATGGAGACCTATGTTGATAGGTAAATGGTGACCTGTGAGAATATGTCAAAGGACTTCTATGTTGGTATGTACTAGGTTGTCTTGCTTCTCTAATATTAGGTTCTTGTCCATTCACTGGATTTCTGTACTCGAATGGAGACCTATGATTATATGTCAAAGGCGACCTATGTGAATATGTTAACGGTGACCTATGTTGATACGTAGAAGGTTGTCTTGCATCTCTAATAAAAGGTGCTTGTCCATTCACTGGATTCCTATATGTAAACGGTGACCTATGTTGATACGTAAATGGAGACCTATGACTATACGTTAAAGGACTTCTATGTTGATAAGTTGCAGGCTGTCTTGCATCTCTAATATTAGGTTCTTGTCCATTCACTGGATTTCTGTAAGTGAACGGTGTCTGTGCATTCCTTATGTTTGGTTCTTGTGCATTTACAGGGTTTTGATATGTAAACGGTGACCTATGTTGATAAGTCGTTGGTGTTTGACCTTGTCTAGCATATGTAAATGGACTTCTATGTTGGTATGTACTAGGTTGTCTTGCTTGTGCTATATAAGGATACGGCTGTTGTTGGTCTCTTATATTAGGTTCTTGTGCATTTGCAATATAAGGATACGGATTCTGTTGGTTCCTTATGTTAGGCTCTTGTGCATTTGCAATATAAGGATACGGATTCTGTTTGTTTCTTATATTGGGTTCTTGTCCATTTGCAATGTATGGATAAGGAACTTGAGTCGCAGTCTGCCCCGATGCGTTATTCCATCCTGTAGGGGTTTTAATGTAGATTTGGTCAACTGCTTTCCATGTGGAACTAGCTGTTTTTACCCATGCACCTTGAGTTGAATTCCAACCTGCTGGTGTTTTGACCTTTTGTGAACCTGTTGCCATTTAGTTATCCATTAATAATACTGTTATTTATTAGAATCCTAAACTCCTAGATTAGGAGTAAAGAATCCACATATCACCAACCGCTCCATCTGAACCGCCAGGTGCAGAAGTTGATTGGTAAACATTTCTTGCAGTTCCACCACTGTTAGATGCATTCGTTATTGTTAATGCACCTGTGGATACCGCTGCTGGTGTTACTGATAATGCACCAGTTGAAGCACCTGTTGCAGTAGTTGTTCCGAATGCAAAACTTGATGCACTATCGTCCCAACCCATAAACACGTTACTTTCATCACCTCTCTCAATGACAATACCTGCGTCTCCCGATGGAGAACCAGTTGTCCCTGTTCCTAATTCAATCAACGAATCTTCGATAGTTGTGTTAGTTGAACTATTTGTTACTGTTGAACCATTTACTGTTAAGTTACCTGTAACTACAAGGTTACCACTTGCAGATACGTCTGCAAATTGAACATCACTAGTTGTTGCAACTGCCTGACCGATACTAACTTGACCCGAACTGATAGCAACACCAGTACCATTAGAGAAATGTGCTCTTGTCTCAGCTGCACTTGGCCCTGTATATGTAATAACACCAGTTGAATTGTTATATGCAAGTGAACCATCTCCACCTGCGTCTGTTACTGAAACTTTTCCTCTGATAGTTGCATCTGTAATTGCAAGGTCGACTGCACCGTCACCAGCATCATCATATGTTGCAGTGATGTTTGTGTGTGAACCGTTAGTTGCTAATTGAGTTCCAACTGTGTCTTGAATGTTTTCGTAAGGTACTCTAATTTCTAGTGTTCCAGCTGCATCATCATATGTTGTTGCAACGTTTACACCAGCAGTAATTAAAGCGTTAACTCTATCGTCAACTCTTTCATCTGTATAGTATAAGTTACCACTCTCACCAATGTGAGATGTGTTTAAAGTAACTGAAGCACCTAAGTCTACTGACTGTGAGTTAATTGTTACACTGTCATTTGCAAGTTTACTGTTTGCAATTGAACCTGCTAACATGGCATTAGTAACACCAAGTGCTTTAACTCTTAATGCATCTGAATTTGTTTCGATTGAACTATCGTCTACTCCGACTGATAGAACACCACTTGAATGTGCAAGACCGTCACCTGCTACTGAAGCATCTAGGTTTAAAGTAACTGCACCACTTGAACCACCACCCGATAGACCGTCTCCAGCTGTAACACCTGTGATGTCCGCTGCGTTTCCGTCAATTGTAAGTGTTCCAGCTGCATCATCATATGTTGCAGTTATGTTTGTTCCACCAACAATCAATGAACCGACTCTGTCATCCACTCTTTCATTTGTAAAGTAAAGGTTACCACTCTCTGTGATTCCACCAGTGTTTAGTGTGATGTTTGCTGTACCGTCAAATGAAACACCCGAGATAGTTCTTGCACTTGCAAGTGCAGTAGCAGTTCCTGCTAATCCTGTTGTATCTTGGTTAAGTGTTCCGACTGCAAAGTCTAAAGTGTTATCTGCATCTTGATACGTAACTGTAAGACCACTTTCTGTATTAGAAGTGACCATATTACCAACTGTATCTGAAATAAATTCTGCGTCTACTGCAAGGTCAATAGTTCCATCTGCATCTTGATATGTTGCAGTAATACCTGTTTCAGTATTTGAACTGAACATTGCTCCAGCAATATCTTGAACTCTTTCTGTAGTGTGATATAAATTAGTTGAGCCTTCGTTTAAGTCATCTGAATCAAATGCACCCATATTGACTGCAACATCATTTGCATTAACTGTAATACCAGTTCCAGCACCAATGTTTAATGTTGCAGCTCCACTTGTTGCACCACCAGTTAAACCCGAACCAGCAACTACTGATTCGATGTCACCAGCATCGTTTGTGAAACTGAATACACCAGTTGTGCTGTTGTATGATATATCACCAGTTGCTGATAGAGCAGCTCTTGCTCTTGCATCTGTAAAGTAAAGGTTACTTGAACCTTCTGTAATTTCGTCTGAATTGTCTTTTGTTAGAATACTTGCATCAACATAAGCTTTAATTGATTGTTGTGATGCAGCGTGAGATGCACTGTTCGAAGACATATCGTCTTCGTCTTTAAGGTCGATTGCAATGTCATCTGCATTAACTGTGATACCTGTTCCAGCAATAGCATTTACTGTTACATCACCACTTGTTCCGCCACCTGTTAGACCTGCTCCAGCAACAACACTTGTTATGTCTCCAACTGGAACTGTTGCAACTTGAGTATCAACATATGCTTTAATTGATTGTTGAGTAGCTGCATGTACGGCACTATCTGATGCCATATTGTCTTCGTCTTTAAAGTTGATTGCAATATCGTCTGCATTTACAGTAATACCTGTACCAGCACCAATGTTTAATGTTGCATCTCCACTAGTTGCAGTACCAGTTAAACCAAGTCCTGCGTTAACTCCTGTGATATCACCAACATTACCTGTAATTGTAAGTGTCCCAGCTGAATCATCATATGATAATCCAATACCAGCACCTGCTGTTAGTAAGGTATTTGCAACGTGGTCATCGATGACCTCTATAGCTGCAGTACCAAATGCACCTGCTACTAAGTCACCCGAACTATCTAGAACATCATTTGTTCCTACGGATAGACCGTTCTTTAGTATAAAATTCTTTTCCCCTGCCATTAGATTGTACCCCCATCAATAACTGCATTTGATAATCTAGTATCGAATGAAGTGTTAAATCTACTTGAAGTAAAGTATTGGTTCGTGGAACCTTCCGTTAAGTTATCTGAAGTAAGTAAAGATATTGCTGATACAGCTAGTTTTCCTGCTGAGGAAATAACTTCTGTTGAACCAACTGTAAGTCCGTACTCAATTACGAATGTATTTTGTGTTGCCATTTATGTGTCCTTTTAAGGTTTACCTTGAGGGGTGTTACATTTATTTATCGATTCACTCCTCTTAAGAATGTCCTATAATCTGTCTTTTTAAAATTACTTTATCTTTTTAAGCGTCAACTAAAATCTTCTTAAATTTAAAGACCGTTGAATTACTGGTAGCAGGAGTAGTTCTGATACGTAACGTTCCGATGTTTATATCTACACCAAACGTTGCAAGTTCGGTAGTTCCTGTCAAAACTGTACCGTATTGTGAAACACTTGCAGTAGTACCATTATGAACTATTGAAAGTTCTGTGAACTGATACGTTCCACTTGTTGAATCTGAAATAGACACTTCGTACTTTGCACTTCTATAAGAGCTCGTTGAAAAAGTATCCATGGTTGCTTCAGAGGTTGATGTAGTTGTTACCGTTCCACCTTCTAATCCTGTAGGTGTTGCAAAAGATAGTGTTCCACTACCATTTGTGGTTAATACTTGACCACTACTTCCGTCTGAAGTTGGATAAGTAATACTTGCACCTGTTAAACTATTTGTAGCAGTCAATGTTGTTGCAACTAAGTCACCAACATGTAAGTCTGCTAAAGCATATCCACTACCACTTAAATTAACTGTGGTAGAAGGTTCTACTTCTAGACCATCAAACAACTTCCATGTGGAGTCTGACGCGTCTCTAAATAGACCTGTATATTCACTTGCACCACCCTCTCCACTTAAACCGTCATTATAGTTACCATATATTCCTATGTCAATAGTGTCTGCAGTTGTGTTACCACTTGCAAGTTCTATCAATGAATCTGTAACCGATTGGGTTGTAGAATCAATAATTGTATTGGTTCCGTTAACAGTTAGGTCACCAGTAACAACAAGATTCCCACCTATGGATGTATCTCCTGCCGTTTGTATCCCTACATCTGCTAAAAATTTAGATTGAGTTGCCATAGTTCTATTTATAGCTAAAAAAAGGGGAACCGAAGTTCCCCTTAAAAGATTTTGGTCTTTTGTTTATGCGTCTACTGTTGTTCTATCAAACTTAGTAACGGTTGATGAAGTTGAAGCAGGTGTGATTCTCAATCTGAGGTCACTTCCACTTATATCTGCATCAAATGTTGCTAGAGCAGAACCACTTTTTAACGTGCCGTAAGCTGTTAGTGTTACATTGGTACCATCATGAACTAATATTAGTTCGGTACTATGAAAGTCACTCCCTTCAGTCATTGCAATAACATATCGTGCAGCTCTATAACTTGCTTTTGCAAACGTATCCAAGTTAACTTGGGTAGTTGCAGTAGTAGTTAAATCGCCTTTACTTCTGTTTGCATCTAAAAGGGACTTACTTGTACTGATTTTATCTGTTGATGTATCGTACTGGAAGACACGGATTAATTCTGCTAATTTAAAACTATTTGATTTTGCCATTAGTTAATCCCCCCTTAAGAATGTCTAATTTGGAATGTATCAATTGTAGTGTTTGTGTTGGCTGGAGTAACGAGTAATCTCATTGCCCCCGAGTCAACGTCTGCACTCAATGTAAACAAACTTGCTGTTGAATACACATCACCGTATTGTACGAAGTATGCATTCGAGCCGTTATTAATAAGTAAAACTTCACATGCATGTGTCCCTGCCGAAGCATGAGTTGCATTAATTACATACTTGATGCCCTTAATTGCCACACTATTAGAAGATAATACTTGGTCTGCTGTTGTCGCTGTTAAAACACTTGCAGTGAAGAACCCTTGTACAAGGTTCGCTGCAGCTGTAATTGCAACTATTTCTAACACGTCACCACTTAAAGCATTTGCTTGTAGTGTTATTGTCGTACTGTTTGTCGTTGCATAGTCTATGCCACCACCAATTAGTTTTACACCATTTAAGTAAACTTGTTCACTACCTGCTTGATAAACTAACGAGTTACTATCATCATCGTTTCCAGTGATGACTGTTGTCGTTGAGCCTATAGTGTAGGTAAATGTTACAACTCCACTTGATGGTTGATTACTAAATGAAAGTGTGCCTGAACCATTTGTTGACAATACTTGATTCGACGTTCCGTCACTAGTTGGGAAAGAGTAGGCGTCATTAACAGAAAGAGTTTTAGGATTAGAACCGATTTCTGTAATCGCTGCTGACCCATCGTTCTTTTCAGTATACATTCTACCATGATAGGTATTAATCGCGACTTCACCTAGTGATAAATCACTAGTAGTCGGAACTGCATTCTGAGTCGAACTTCTTTTAAAATTAATAACTGTTGCCATGTTACTCTCCTAGTATTGATTGATTGATGAAATATTAATTAAAATGTTCCGCCGTCAATACCAGTGATTGAAACTGCACCACTTGATACTGTAAAGTTTGCTGTGGCAAAACTTGCAATACCTTTATTAGTTGTAGTTGCATCTTCTCCACTTACAGTTGCTGTACCACTTGAGTATGATACGTCCATACCTTCACCAGCATCAACAATCACGACACCTAAATTAGATGCACTTGATTGTTCAGCACTGATTGATATAGAACCAGCACCGTTAGTTACATCGATACCATCACCAGCAGTAATAGTTCCCAAAGCCATGTCTCCATTGGCTGTGTGACCCATAAGAATCTGACCATTAGTTGGTGCAGCTCCATCAATCTCTTTGATTGACCCACTTAGTGTTAAGTTCGTTGCTTCCACACCACCGAATACTGCGTCCATAGCAGTTCCACTGAATACTGAGGAAGAATCTGTAGCTTGTTTAAGAGCTACGAACTTAGTTGTATTTTCATCGTAACCAAAGAAACCAACTCTAGCAGAACCATCGTTGTATTTAAACTTAATACCACGGTCTAAGTTATCGTCTGAACTATCAGCACCAAGTTCGAAAACTGGGTCTGCGATTGATACAGTAGTTGAATTAACTGTAGTTGTAGTTCCGTTAACACTTAAGTTACCTGTTACAACAACGTTACCACTTGCAGTCAATGTTGTTGCAGTGATGTCGTCTGAGTTTAGTGTTCCGCCAACTGTTACGTTACCGAATTCTACGTTGTCTGAAGTTCCAACTGCCTGACCGATTGCAAACTCTACCGCTTGACCACTTGCAGAAGTTGTTACACCTGTTCCACCTGTGAAAGTTAATGATTGTGTATCTAAATCAACTGCTAAAGTACCACTATCCGCTGCACCGTCAAGGTCTTGAGATTGTAGTTCTGTAGTTACTGCATCAACATAAGCTTTAACTGATTGTTGTGAAGGAACTTTAACTGCTGAGTCGGATGCCATGTTGTCTTCATCGACAAAGAAGTCAATGTTTCCAACTTGCACTGCGTTTGCAGCGATTGTTACAGCACCACTTGATGCCATAGTTGCATCACCACTCATTGATACGTTATCGAATGAATTACTTCCATCATGAACAAGCATTTGTCCGCCTGTTGGAGATGAAATATCTGAATCCGAAGCACCTGCTAGGGTTGATGTTGTTGATAAGAATGATAATGCGCCTGAACCGTCTGTTCCAAGAACTTGGTTAGCACTACCGTCCGTTGAAGGAAGAGTCCACGTTACTGAAGAGCCTAAAGTGTTTGGAGATTTAAGAGCAACGAAGTTTGTTCCGTTGTCTGTGTCTTCCATTAACTTAATACTACCACCTGTACTTGCACTATTACCGACTTTTAAGTCAGCAGGAGTTGCAGTAGAACCAGCTAGCATATCTGTATAGTACTTACCACCAATTGCTTGGATTAATGCAGTACTATTATCAGAGTCTACTGATTCAATGTATAGTTTCGCTCCAGCACCCGAATTCGACCTATCCTGTACGTACGCTAATTCACCTTCCGCTAAGTCGGAGATAGCTGGTGCAGATACACCTGTACTTCTTTTAATCTGAATTACTGTTGCCATTTTTATTTCCTTTTAAATAAAATTATTAGTTGTTGTTTCTCGTTCACTATCCCGAGAAGTTGAGTTCATTATATAGTCTGTCCACTCACAATGTGGGTCGTTGTCTCACTGTCGACAACCTTGATTTGTACACTTATTTAGTGTTTTAGAATGTCCCACCGTCTAAAACGGTAGTTGTAGTCCATTTGTCTGATGCTTGGTCATATGATAGTAATCCATCATCTGTTTCCGAAGCATTTACGTCTGCAAGTTCATTGATTGATTTTGCAGTGATGTCTGTTTGGGCTGCAGAAGTTCCACCCATAGCAACCTGTGTTGCTTTGATGTTTCCACCACCAGTGACTTTACCACCGACGGTTACAACTCTACTTAATGTTCCTCTAATTGCCATATTATTACCTCGTCACACTTGGGGTTACGATGGCTTGTCCTTCTATTACTCTAGTCGTTGTTGAACCACTAGTTACAGTCATATCGTAAACATACCTGCCTGGCTCCAATGCACCAGTAACAGTATCGGTTAATGATAAAGTTACCTTACCATCAGACGCTGATACTACAGTACTGAATGTTGCACTTGCATTTGTTGAAGTATATGTCTTTCTCATTTGTGCAGCTGCAGTATAACCTGTTAAGTTAAGAACATTTCCAGTTGCATCGGTGACATCTACAGTAATGCTGAAGTCTGTATGTTGGTCGATAAATATGTTTGCAAGAATAGCCATATAACTATTTATACCTTTTTAAGTTTTACTTATGAATTAAGCACCAAACTCACCCATTGGGAACTGAGCAGTTGGTACAGATTGGTGTGTTTTCCTTGCAGTTCCACTATCATTTACATAAGCTTCTTCTACCTTT